ATCCCCCAAGACTTAGCACCGCCCCTGCCGCCGTAGCAAACCTTGTAGCGGCTGCGCTGGAACAGGCTTTGCAGCTTGAGAGGGAATTCAGCTTTGACGTCAGTCATTAGGCTTTACAAAGGTTACCTGAATGCCCTGGAGCGCTTCCCCGTCCTTGCCCGTGATCTCTTGCTTGACAGTCTCAGCCCATCGCAGCTGGGTCTTTGTCCACCAGATCAGTGCCGTGGTGTCGCCGCCTGTGGCCTTGGCAAACAGTGTCCTGGCTATCTGCCCATTTGCTTTGGCTTTGCCTAGGTCTAACTCAGTGCGGTAGTGCTTGCGGAGCGTCTTATCGTCTATCCCAACCAGAATAGCTATCTGCTCATGCGGCAAGCCTAACCCGCTGGTGCTTTCAACCAGCCTTTTCATTTCATCTGTTGGCTCGTGGGCCTCTTGTGGGTAGATTGGCATTTTTTAAAGGGGAACTCGGTTATCACTGAATAAATGAGTTAAGACTGTTCCGACTTGGTTGCTGTTTTGGTTGTGCAGCCAATAGATCCGGTGCAGCCACTCCAAATGCAATAGCGGTAGCGGCAGTCTTACGAAAAGGGTCAAAGGCTGCAAAACGTGAACGCACATTTTCAGCAGGATTTAAAACCGCTTCTGTAATTGTTTTGCGACCAAAAGCGCCAGCATCATTGGTCAACCCAAGAGTTCCAATTCCTTTGGATTTAAATAAATCCGTAATCTTTTCTTTTGAAATTGCTGAAAGTTCATTCATTCGCAAATCAAATTCTTTCATTAAATTACTGTCAACATTTAAAGAATCAAGTAGTTTATCGCCTTGTTCTGTTTTTCCTTGAGCATAAAAATCATCAGCTTTTTTTTGTATCTCGCCCATGTAATTAGCCATCTTTTTATCCAAATCACTCACTGCTTGAGTTGCTTTTTGAATGTCAGGATATTGATTTAAATATTGTTGCAATTCTTCTCTATTGCCAAACGCTTGCATAATGTTCTCATCAGTCAAATTACTTTTGACCATTAATGGCATCTGTGCAGGGTTCTTTTTTGCGATTCCTATGGATTGACCATGAGGTTTAATAAACATGGCATAAGGAGTTTGTTCATCAGAAGCAGCAGCGCCTGCGCGTCTAACGTCAAAATTGGTTAGGCCACTCTCAATATTTGCGCCTTCCGTCTCATGAAAGCCTCGTTCTTCAAATTTCATAGCCTTAGCCCTGTCCATTGCAGTATTGTTGGCTGGTAACCCCAGACCGCCTTGCTCAATTGGCAGTGCTGCGCGTTGCTGGGCTAAGTCAAGGGAGGATTGTTGGGGGTAGGGTGATGGTTGATTTTCTGTTATTTCAGTTCTGGCTCTTTGATAAGCTGTTTTTGGCTTAACGCCACTAGCAATAAGTTCTTGAGCGTATTTATCTTGCTTAAAAACCAATGTATCTCCCTTTGCCCTCATGTCATTTAAAGAAGATATTATTTTTGCAAAATCTTCTTGAGGATTTAAAACATTTATGTTGGCATTTAATTCTTTAGCGCCTTTACTGTGGTCAGAGATACGAATCGGTTTATTTAAAAATCTACCTGTTTGTGGGTCTGACACTCTAAGATAACTTGATGCCCCAGCTTTACTGCCAGAATGGTCAAGGGTTACATCAAAGCCCATTTGCTTAAATTGATCAGCAAAATCGTTAGCTATATTTTTTACTTCGCTTCTGTTTGTAATAAAAGTTGGGAAATTTGGAACGATGTTGGGCATCAGACCCTGGCGCTGCAAGTAGCCTTCTGCCATGCGACCAGCTGTGGGGCCTAGTGCTTTGACGCCTGCGGTTGCTGGTTTGGCAAAAGGCAGCATTTGCAGTGCTGTACCAAGCGGAAACCCTATCTCAGCGCCTTGCCTGACTCGGGCGGTGTTTGGGTCTAACACGCTGCCGCCCATCTCGTCTGGTGCCATGCCCATCAGCCCACCCAGACCACCATAGACCTCGGGGTATTGTTCGCGCAAGTGTTCGCGCAAGGATGGCTGTGCTGGACGCTGCAACATTTTTGCGCCCATAACGCTGCGGTTGGGCAAAAACGTACTCAGGCGGTTGTCAGCCATGATTCTTGAAGAAGTTGTTTACTTGTTTCTTTGATACTTTGCGCTGGTTGATGTTTTCCAGCATCTTGATGCCGTACTTCTTTACAGCATCTTTCTTAATGACGTACTCGCCATCTTGCAGGCCACCGTAGCCATCATCTTTGCCTGGGCCTGGTTGGATCAGGTCTTTTAGCTTTACCTTGCCACCGTGGGAATAACCCATATTAGCAGCATCAGCAGGGCTGCCGCCACTCTCGCCAGTGCCAACGTTACCGCCAAAACCGCCACCTGCGCCAACAGCAGCATCACCAAACCCGCCTGTCCCAATATCTTGACTTTCGATGCCAGTTTTGCCAAAAGCTGATTTTCCGTAATCTTGTGCTGTCACACCCGGGCTGACCATGCCGCCGCCGGGGATAGCGCTTTCTTTGCCAAAGTTGGTAAACCCAGACAACGCCATCGGGCCTTGAGCAACTGCTCTCTGTTCGCTTACAAAAGCAGGCTGTAAAGCGTTCTGCAACATCCCGTAGCTGCTTAACCCAAAGGCTTTTTGACCAAGCTGGGTAATGCCTGCCATTGTTGGATTTTGCCCATAAAAATCAGCTTTTTCCTCATTGGACAACGCATCCCAACCAGGATTTGAACTAACGCCTGAATAACCGCCGCCACCCATCTGCTGCTGAAAAGCACGAATGTCCCTGCTGGCAGGGAGCATCTGGCTAATTAGGTTTTGGCCAGGAAACATTAACTAGCGCCGTGGATGATTGAAAAGTTAATGATGACAGCTTCAGAATAAGAAGTCGCAGCAGTCAGATTCCGTAACGTAATTAAACAAGAACCAGCAGCCATGTACGAAACGTAAGTGGTATACGCACCGGCAGCACTACCAGTAGTATTGCTTGAGACATTCACAATGATGGTGTCATTGATGGAAATTGAACTGTTGGTCAAGATAAACGACACAGCGGTAGCTCCTGCCAATGCTGCATCGTGCATCGTGATACGGCCAGCAGACTTGTTCAAAGTCACGCCTGTAGCTTTGCTAGTTATTTGAGTAACTGCGCCTTGTGCAGCTGTGCTGTAGCCAAATTCTTGGCTTGCGTAGCAAGTAGTGAATTCGGGGTCGGAGTAAGCAACGCCGATTGCGACTGAGTTTGACATAATGTTTCCTTTTTAACAGTTCCAATTTTTCAGGGATGCCTTTGCCCGTTCTGCTGGGCCTTTGGCGTTTTGAACCACCCCTTCCATTCGCGCACAAAAGCTGGCTTTGCGGCCTGCATCTGCTTTGGTCTTTGGATTTGGGGCTGGCGGCTTGAGATTTGCGCTGTTCGCAGAGTTGTACGCTGCGCGTCCTGCGGCTGTCATTCCAGCGCCCTTCTCAGTGGCGTTGTAGTTCTTACCCTTCCCTGTGGTGGTATGGGCAATGGGTTTGTCGTGCTTTGCCATTATTTCTTAGCGGTTTTGGCACTGGCCTTAAACGCCGCGGCAGTAGGTGCGCCCTTGGCGCCTGGTGACCTCATGCGCTCTGGTGTCTTGCCAGCATCTTTTTGACGCTCGATGCGCTCTTGTTTAGCGTGAATATTTGCATACAATCCGGGTTTATTTGCCATTTTCAAACTCCACTACTGCACAAATGTCAGCTTCTTGAATGATTTGATAATCCTGACCATCTTCCGTTTGAGTGGGCCAGTTGAGATAGTCGCCGTTGCCGTACTTGATGAAGTCACCAACCGCCACATCCGTCACCAGTGGGCCTATAGCCACAATAGTGCCCTCGTTAAAGGGTTCCTTGTTGTCCACATAAATTAGATCGCTCAATAGCCTTACCTGGGGTTTAACAACAACACGGTCACGCAGAGGTTTGAACATTTTTACGCTCGTACTTTCGTTTGATTCGGGCAACAACTTGCGGTTTGATTGTGTCAGTCATTATGTCGTAAACAGGTACTTCTGCAACTTTTCTGTTTTCAATTGCAGCAAATTGACCACACCAATCGGTGCGTTGCTTGTTTTGCGTTTGTGGATATAACCGGCAGACGCCCATGATAGGCTGGTCTTGGAACATCCTGCAAGATCCACAATTCATTGGCTGCTCTTGCGTCCGTGGTCGTAGCAGCTGCCGCCGTTGGATTTGCCGCCGCTGAAGTTCATTGGCGCTGGCGCTTTGGCCTTCATCATGGGCTGGGCCATTGGCTGCATTGGTGCTTTTTCAGCTTTTGGCTCCATCTTTTCCATTTTGCTATCCATGTTTACTCCAAAAAGCGCAGTCGGTACAGAGTAGAGTTGATGAGTTCTGCGATTTCATCAACAATGTTTTGCAATTCTGTGTCTTCAGGCAATGACACTCGTGCCTCGGTTACAAACGCCTGGATGCCTTGCAGATAAGCAATTGGGTCAGTTGCGCTGTGGAATTCTTCAGGGTATTTTTTAATCTTCTCGTACTTGCCCTGGAAGTTTTCAGCAAACTTGTCGGTCAGTTCAACGATCTGCGGGTAATACTTGCCCAGCGCCTTGTGCTTGCTGTAGCTGTCGGTACTCAGGTGGAGTAGATGCGTCACCGTGCTGCTGTGGAACAGCTGGGCAATGAATTCAGCAATGTCATCAATGTTTGGCATATCTGTCCAAAAAGCGGGGGCGAACCCCCAAAAGGGCAACTGCTTTGCAAATGTAGCACATTACAACGTCAATCCTTTGTTTGTTGCCCAAGCGTACAAGAATTCAATAAACTCGCTGCTCTCCGTTGTCGTGAATTTGTGGCTTTGCAGGCCCAGCTGGACGATTCGCTCCCCATCTAGGCTCGGACAGACCTTGCCGATTTTCCTGTTTGTGTCGTGCGCCCACTGGTCGATCAAGAGCCGTTTCCAATCGTCACTTGTCCAGGTGCTGCCAGCCGTGGCCATTTGTTTGGCTATTTTGTCAATCATGCTGTGAAACATTGAGTTTTGTTCCACACTGCGTTTGCTCTGCTTGATCTCAATTGTCATCCGGTGGCCTGCCATCAGCATTGACTTAAGCATCGGCCAGATCACGGTCAGCATCTCTTTGTGTGCCTGGACGGGTTCCCATACTGTGACTTTCATTCTTTTTCCTTAATCAGTACATCCACGCCAGCAGTCTCTGCGTACACCTTTGTTGTGTGGATCTCCACCACTTGCGAGTCATCCATGTAAACAATGCCGTTCATGCCATCCATGAAAGATTTCACAACATTGTCTAGATCTGGCTTCTTGCAAGGCCACTCAGAGCCACTTAAACAGGCCTCCACTCGCTTTTTAGGGTATGACTTAGGCACTGCTAGCCTAATGTAAATAAAAGCCTCTAGCGCCGTTTTAAGCGGTTCACTGCTTCCCATCGCTTGAAGTGCATAAAACCTGATCTGGTCTTCGTAACTGGCTGTCTTGGCATCGGTGTAAGTTTTGACAAAGTTTCCTCGTCGAGCAAACCGCGGTCGCCCTTTGCCGTGCGGCTGTCCAGGCACTGTGAACATAATTTGCATCATTTCAGCGCCTTAATTCGCTCGATGATCATTGATCGCAATCCCGGAAAATCTTGTTCCAATTCCTTGAAGCGTTGCAGTAGGTACTCGCGGCGTCCATCCTTCAAGGCTTGATCCCCACCAGCTAACGCCATCAGTGCATACGTCTGGATCAATGTCTCCAGTGAGTTCCAGGGCTGCGGTGATGTCGGCTTCGGTGTGGTTGTGACCATTGCGGGTTTCGTCTAGCAGCTTATGGGCTTGGTAGTAGTTCATGCAAGTTCCAATGATTGTTGTGCAGTTCGAATGTTTTGCAGTTGGCAATAATCAGGGTTTAATTCGCACCCCAAATATTTACGTCCAAGGTTTTGCGCTACCTGCGCTGTAGTCCCGCTGCCCATAAACGGGTCAAGCACAATACCGCCAACCGGTGCGCCAGCAAGGATGCAAGGTTCAATCAAGTCTGACGGAAAAACGGCAAAGTGAGCGCCGCTGTAAGGCTTAGTGGCTACTGTCCAAACGCTGCGCTTGTTAGCCATTCCGTCAGCACCAAACACTCTTTCTCCTTTACTAAACCTGTCTCCATGCGCGTAGTCAGCCTGATAGCCTTCACCGTTTTTGTTGCGTGTTTCTGGTTCACCTTTTAGCGGCTCTTTAATTGCATCAATATCGTAATAATACTTTTGGGACTTGCTCATCAAAAAAATGTACTCATGCGCTTTCGTGCATCGGTCTTGCACCGACTCAGGCATCGGGTTTGGCTTGTGCCAAATAATGTCCTGACGCAAATACCAACCATCAGCGCGGAGTGCAAACGCCATCATCCACGGGATGCCGATCAGGTCTTTTTCTTTTAGCCCGTCAAGTTTTAACCCTCGCTTATGGCAAATCTCAACCTCTGAAAATTTCTGACTTGCAATTGATTGTTTGCCTTGGCGTTGACCTTGGCCAGGCCGATAGTTGTAGTAACTATCCCCAATATTCAGCCACAACGTCCCATCGTCCTCCAGCACATCCCAGACGCATCGAAACACCTCGACCATTGCTTTTATGTACTGATCTGGCGTTTCTTCAAGGCCAATCTGTCCCTCATGCCCGTAGTCGCGCAAACCGTAGTAGGGTGGGCTGGTCACGCAAGTCTGCACTTTCACTCCCAACTCTTTCCATCGGCGCATGGTTTCACGGCAGTCACCAAATTCAATCTTGTTCATGCTATTCCTTTTGTAGCTATAACGTCAATATCCATGCGGGTTAGAGGCATATTTCACCACTTTTCATCGGGTTGTTTGTACCAATCAGCAACAGGCTTACTCAGCGGCTGGCGGTCAGCCCATTGCTTGTAAGTCGATGTTGATTGATTGACAGGCTTTGCGCCCCACTGGTGATGCGAACACTTTGGTGGCGATCCTTCCATCCTTACCGACCACAGGTTGCCGCAGCCATTGACGCTGCATAGCAGGCTTGGGCCGTCATCACGGTTCTTTGATTCTGGTGGTGCAAAACTCATTTTGTGTACTTTCCATCAATGATGCGTTGAAAATTTCGGGCGTTCAAAACCCATTCCAAGTCTGGTCGCCACGTTCTGCCCTCAGACTCAAAACCGTTTGCCAAGCTGGTGTTTCTGGCAATGTAGTTGAAAAAACTGTCCCACCACTTGATGCCTGCGGCCTCGGTCTCGTACCCATCGGGGCTGTATGCGCTTGGCCTGCTGGCCTGATTCCATCGCTGCTTGGTGGTTGCTCTGCGCGTTCCTTCCCAGCTTCTCGGCTGCGCCAGGTGCGGTAAGTGCTTTGCCCAAAGTTTCAAAATCTCATCTTGCGGACAGTTCATCAGCTTTGCTGTGGACAAAGTAGCTTTAGCTACTGGTATTAATAATGGTTCTTGGTTATTGGTTCTTGGTTCTTGGTTAGCATCAAAAACAAGTTCGTTCGCATTGCGTTCGGTATGCGTTCGCACTGCATTCGCATTGCTCCATCGTGCGTTCGCACTGTTTGCCGCCTTTCCTTTCTTTTCGTGATAGTCGGCAATCTCTTTGTCGCAGCGGTTATGACGCCAGCCACCATCTTGTAAAACAAAGAAATGACGCAGGATCAGATTGACTGTTTTTTCATCCGAACGCATAGCAAACGCAATGCTTTCGCATTCGTCTTTCAGCGGCTTTTCGTCTAAGTAGTATCGCCAGAGCATCCTGAGATAAACGCCCATCTGGTCGTTACTTAGGTGTCCGGTGTCTTTGAGAAAGTCACCAATGTGGTGACGGTAATAGTGCATTTTTGACCTTACTTCGTTGGCCTGCTTCACTGAGAAAGAACATCGGCAGGAGGGTGAAGAATCCTCTTTTCGTCCGCTAAGACTAGCCGTGCCCAAATTTTACTATGCAAACCACCCTGGTCGCAAGACTTTCAGCTGCCAGATGCGCTTCTCAGGGATGACCTTCCAGTGACTGATCGCGGCCTTGGTCACGCCTAGCAGCTTCGCCAGTTGAGTCTTGTTACCAGCTTTCGCAATGATGGTGTCTAGGTCAGGTTGCATCGCAGGATTGTATAGCAGGCTTAACACATGAACATAGGGAAAGTACCTAGAAAAAAAGATAAAAATAGTTGAAAAAAGGCTTGACGCTGGTTTAGCTAGCTATACAATAGCGTCAATCCCCAACGCAATTCCGCAGGGGTCTTTTTAAGAAAATTTATGAAATACAAACTCAATGTTTCCCGTGACGTAGACACTGACGATGGCGTTTACATCTTAAATCTGCCTGATGGTTTTCGCCTTGATGAACAAGACCTTTGCCACACGATGGGTTTTGACTCAATGAAGGAGTTGCGGCAATACGCCAAAGACAGCGTAATTCCATGCAATTGCGATGGGTGTGTTCGTTCAACCTAAACCAAACGGGGCTACGGCCCCTGAAAGAACATCATGAAAACTCCCATCTGGACAACTGGCTACAAGCCAACGAAGACAGATCTGTACGGTCTGTACAACCATCGTTTCGAGACAAGCGGCGGCCTGGTGCTGGATTGCTATCTAACTTTCGAGGAAGAAGAACGTGCCACCTACGATCACCCTGGCAGTGCAGCCGCCATCGAACTTATCTGGGCATTGGTTGAAGGCGTTGATATCAGCGAAGTGATTGGCGATCTGGCCGGCACGATTGAAGAAGAAGCGCTTGAGGACATGGCGGTCCAGGCTGAACATGATCAGTACGACAAGGGCCAGGAACGCTACGAAGATAGGAACGCAGAATGAATCACGCAATTAACTGGACGCTGGCTGTAGCGGTGGCGGCGGTGCTGTCTACGGCATACCTGCTAGACGGGCCTAGCGATCACCAGGCTGCGATTGATGCGGCAAGTGATGCCAAGGCTACTCAGCGTGAGCAGGCGGCTCTGGCGAGGTTTGAGAAGGCTGCACAACAGATGTGTGGCGATAACGCAGGCTGGACAAAGCTGGAAAACGGCAGTGTCCAATGTTTTACTAAACGGGGTCACAAGACCCAGAAAGTGCAATTGTGAAGATCGAAGATATCTTGTCTGGAATTACAGACATTGCCAACCGTGCTTACGAAGGCGCTGACCCGGCTGACCGGCTGGCATTTGAGGTTGGGATGCTGCACAGCAAGCTGCGGGAAATGTCGTACCTGCTGGCTAACGCTACGGAACACGTTAAAGAACTTGAAATTGAACTTGCATACGAAAGGAAATGAAATGACAACCATCATGCTTCACCGAGTTAAATTAATTGAACTGACTGAGACAAATGAATTGACAAGTAAAGTTGGTTTGTACTGGCGGCGCAAGTTGTCAATAACTGACGAAAACGGCAACAAAACGGAAATCACTCTTTTTGCTGAAAGCGAAGAACCATTAGAAATCAAGGAGACTTTTTATGGATAAATTGCAAGAACTGCGGAAACCATTCCCAGATCACCAGATCAGCTACCTGCCGAAAGGCGGGGTAAAGTTAGCCTACGTTGGACACGCAGCATTGACTGATCGTTTGCTGGACACTGACCCGGCATGGAACTGGGAGCCGCTTGCCATCAGCCCTCACGGTCTGCCAGTGATGGATGACATGGGGGGTATGTGGATCCGCTTGACAGTCTGCGGTGTTACCCGGCTGGGCTACGGTCACGCAGGCAGCAAAACAGGTGGCGATGCAATCAAGGAAGTAATTGGTGATGCCCTGCGTAATGCTGCAATGCGCTTTGGCGCAGCCTTGGACTTGTGGCACAAGGGTGACTTACACCTAGATGACGATGCTGGCAGCAAATCCAAAGTGACGGACTCCACAGTTAAAGCACTTCTGGCAGACATTGAAGCCTGCACAACGCCTGACCAACTGAAAGAAGCATTCTTTAGGGGAATCAAAACAGTGGGTGATGACCAGATCGCCCGTGATCAGATCACCAAGGCCAAAGACGCAAGAAAGGCAACACTATGAGCATCCTATTTCGCGCCAGCGCATTGAGCGCAATCATGACCGACGGCAAAGGCAAAGATGAATTGTCTGTTGGGGCTAAGACTTACGTGACCAAGCTGGCCAAAGAGTTTATTTACGGCTACGACGATCGGGTCAGCAGCAAGTACATGGAGAAAGGCATCCAGGTTGAAGACGAATCCATTGATTTGTACAACGCTGTCCATCTGACAAGCCACAGCAAAAACACTGAGCGCAAGAACAACGCCTGGATAACTGGCGAGGCTGACATTGTGGCGGAGGACAGGATCATTGATATCAAATCAAGCTGGTGTCTGACCACCTTCCCGGTGCTGGCTGACCAGGGTGAGGATAAGGGCTACGAATGGCAGCTGCGAGCCTACATGATGCTGTGGGACAAGCCACGGGCAGACATTGCGTATTGCCTGGTCTCTACGCCAGAAGACTTGATTGGCTACGAAAGCAAATCACTCCACCAGGTTGATCACATCAATCGCGAGCTGCGCGTAACCGTCGTGCCGTATGAACGTGATCAAGCACTGGAAGACAAGATCAGAACCAAAGTCGAAGCGGCCAGGGTCTATTACGACCAGGTTATCCAAGAAATCAGCAAACAACACACCTACTGAAAGAAATCATGGCAATCACAAAAGAAATCAGCTGCGTAGTCGGCACATACACCAACGCGCAGGGCGCAACAAAAAACCGCTATCAGCGTATCGGGTCAATCATCCAGACGCAGCGCGGAGAAATGCTCAAGCTGGACGTTATCCCACTTAAAGAAGGTGGTTGGGATGGCTGGGCATATCTGAATGACCCCAAGCCTAAAGAGCAGTACCAGGGCTTGCCAAAAGATGAAGATAGCGATATTCCATTTTGAGGAGAAGCCAAATGAAAGACGATGAGATCGAAGACCTATTCGCATGGGGCTGGGGTGACACTGCAGTGGCCGTGGCTGTCTTGTGCGTCATTGCGGCAATTGGCTTTGTTGCGGGGTATGTGATATGAGCCGCTTACTTTTTGCTGCCGCCCGTGGAGCGCGAATACAAACTGATTATCAAAACAGCTGGATAGCTGCTGCGTATATTCCTACCGCTGATTACACAAGATACGACTACCGCATCCACCCGGCAGACGAACACCTCCAATACGGCCCGATCAGCACGGCGTTGCGGGAGATGGCTGAAGATAGTTCTTACCGTGGAGATTGGGAAGTTTTCTTTGCTCATGTCGCCGCGAATGAATTTTCAGAGTATTTTGATTCCTGGCAGGGTAAGCCTGACCATTCATGGTTTTATTTAATTCTGGCCGAGTTCTTGGCCGATTCTGGTTTATAGGAGTTGAAATGACAGGATTTGATTCAAAGCGCAAGATGGCACTAGCCAAACTGCCTGATGACGATGACACGCAGGTGTATGCCGACACGCTGACGGTTGTCTACCAGCGAGGTTTCGCGGACGGTAAGGCAGCAGCAAACGCTATGCACGATCTTGCGCGGCTGGGACAAGAGATAGAGCAAGAGCAAGCCGAGCCATGCATAGGAAAAGACCCGCGATGCCCTTGTCAAGATGGTGATGCGTGTCATTACAAAGACTGTGGGGATACGAAGGCACGGCCAGTAGCACAGCCAGAGCAGGAGCCGGTGTTAATTGCCGCTGCTGATTGGGCAATCGGCTACGTTGATGGCTTAAAAGCCGCAGCACAGCCAGAGCCACCTCCCGAATGGGAAGCCATCAACAACATCATTGCTGAGTACGGGCTACAGGCAATCAGCTTTGTTGCGGAGTGGAAAGCAGCACAGCGCCCGTGGGTAGGGCTGACGGATAAGGAGATTACTGAAATATACGAGATGGGTCTTGGAGTACGAGCCAGCATTGAGACTGCCTTGGACAAAATTGAGGAGCGCAACACATGAAAATAGCAAGTAGTGAGCTTGAGCATCTGCGTGAAGAAGTGAGGAACTGCCACCAGATCATTAAAGACTTGCAAATAAAACGTGAGTGGGTAGGGCTTGAACCCGAAGAGATACTTGATTTGTTTGATCGAAACAATGTTTACGGCAGCAAATGGATTGAGTTTGCCCGTACTGTGGAAGCCAAGCTGAAAGCTAAAAATGTTTGAAAAATTGATTGTTGACTATTTGATAGACACTTGGCTTACGGCTGTTGATTTTTACTGGTTTTGGATTATTAAGGGGGAATATCGTGATCACTGAAGACGATGAGTTCGAGCGCCTTGAGCGCGAGATCAAGTACAAGCTGGACAGCACCCGGTCAACGGTAGTGGCGGATGATTACTACTGGATTCCAATTGACCAAGACACGCCAAAATACATGAAAGTCTTGCTGCTTGGTAGATCAGGTGTAGCGACTATGGGTCACTTTGAAAACACGCCGGGTACGCAGTTCTGGACGCATTGGGCGCCCCTACCAAGGAAACGCCCTTGAAACGTCCCACCCAAAATCTTGAGGTGGTGTACACCGTTAAACTGACCAAGGCACAGCGCATCAAGTTGATGCAGTTGGGTGGCCCACAGTGGTTAAGGACTCAAATTGAACGATCTACCGAACTTTGCAGCCTGGGAGCGTCAGACGCTGGACAGGTTCGCCCTGGACTCTTACTTGAGGTTACAGGCCCAACAGGAGGCGTTGGAGCAGCTACGGCAAGACCTGCGAGATGCCATGCAGCTACTCAGGATAAAAACAGTGAGCGTTCGTCCTGACGGCGTTTAACTAGCCCCGGCAGAACTTTGCCACCGCCCCGTGTAAACTTCAAAAACTCATCTGCCGCCGCTTCCATCTCGCCCCGAAGAACCTTCTGACGGAGGGTGCTTCGCTGTACGCCTCCCAGACCAAGGTTAAAGCCAAAACTGACAAGAGCATCGTTTTGACCTTGGGTAAGCACCACAGGAAAAAGTTTGGTGATGCCAACTTCAAATCGCTGGAGATCAGCACTAAGGATTCCATCTACTTCCTCTTTGGAAAACGTCCGATTGTGTTTTGGCTCCAATGGAAAAGAGTCTCTTTGATCCAAGGGTAAACGACCTTGAACGGGATAGAGAACATGGCCTACTCCTATTGTCCAAAGTCGAGCAGGGCAACGGTACGGCTTGTATCTAACACCTTCATGGTGCTTGATCATGTCCTTGCACCGTTGAGAGACTTTCATTTTTTACTGAAGGCCTGACTTCCAAACCAAAAGCTAATGACACTTGCCCAAATGATCTGAGTCTCATCGTCCCAAATATTATTCAACATGACTTGAAAGTCAACGCCGTGCTGCCACGCATAAACAAACCCAGCAACGTCAACAAACACTAGCAGCAAGAACAACCCGTATGTGATGATTGGCCTGACCCCCGCACGGAGATTAACCATCCACTGCGATGCACCTTGACCAATAGCAATGTCATGGGCGTATAGGGCGCTGCGTTCTGCTGATGCCGCCTCTATCATCTGGCCTTCAACCCTGATCTCCTCCACCCGTTGCTGGGCTTCAAAACCAGCTTTGCGGAGTTCTAGTTCACGCTCAGTCTGGAGCCGAGCCATTGCCATTTCATGGCTTTTATCGGCGCGGTCTTGGAAAAACCCCAACAACTTTGGTAAGCCCCCCGCCAAGAAACTAACCAATGTGGTAATTAAAGTAATCATTTTGGTTCTTCCTCATCATGCGATAGTTTGACGCCAGCCAGCAGCCCAATAAAACCGCCTACGATAGTTTGAAATGCCGGGGAGATGAGTTTGAAGATTTCCGAGTTGTCCACCTTCTCATCAAACAAGCCGATCATCAGCACAGCCACCATGCCAATCACGACGATGCACAGCGTCAGGCTAACCATCAACGTCACGCAAAATGTCAACTTGGCTTTCACGGAAGATTACCGCCAACAGGATAAGCAGACCCAACAGGCGCAGATGTCACGACAGTCGCCCCAATAGGCACTACAGCGCCTCCCCAAGGACTTTCATTGAGTGGGCCTAAACAATCTGCCAGCGTAGCGCCGTTGACCTTCTTGGGCCGAATAACGCATGGGTAAGACCACTGGTTTGCCATGCCGCCAGCGCCAGCAGTAGTTACAAAAGTGCGGGGCTGCGCTTTGACCACCGCCCAGGTTGGCGCTTGGGGATAGTTCATCTCAGTGCTGAACAGTGACCAGACCATATGCTTGCCTTTGGGCGGCTTGCAGGATCCGATTAGGTTTTGATCCCCAACAGCTTTGCCGGTTAGCACGGGGCAGACCGATACGCCTTCTTGAAACGTCACGCCGCCAATAACCATCGTCTTGCCGGTTGGCGTTGTCGGGCTGGCGGCGCAGAGTGCGTACTTGCCGTGGCACATAACTAGCGCCGGTTCAGCGTAGGCAGAAGCGACAAATAACAATGGGAGTAGGTACTTCATCAT